AAATAGGAATAGGCCTGTTGATTGCATTAAATAAAATATTGAAAACCATATCTTTTACATATTCAGAAACGCCACCAATGGTTCCAACATTGTATATTTCGTTATTTTTGAACTGCTCATGAACATATGGCCCATAAGCTTGCATAAGATTCTCGTTACCCCATGGTTCATCTTTATATCTCATACCTTCAGAACCAGCAACTAATTTTTTACCTTTAAGATTAAGTTCTAACCATGTAATTGGATTTGTTTGAAAGTAAACATCTTTGACATCTGTGGTAACCACATGATTGTAATTTTGCCAATTTTTTTTAAGAAAATCATAAATTGAAAGGAATCGAGCCACGTGAATTGGTGCTTTGATATCACTCATCGGAATGATAATAAAATTTCTTTTAACTAGTTCATCAATCGTTTCTTGTGAAGCATTACCAACAACCATGGCTTTGTCGCCAGTAAAACCACACTCATCAATTGATTCAACCCAAGGTTTTAATTGATTGTAGTTGTAATTAGTAAATGCACCTATGATTAGGCTTTTTTCCGCCATGGGTATTCTCCATTATATTTTTCATTCATTACTTTGTTACCATTCTCAAAGAATTCTGCATTGACAGAACCTTTACCACCATCTACTCTATAACACGTTGTATATTCTTTTGTACAATCAAATTTAGGAAAATGATGTGTTATTGCTTGTAGAAACACTCTATCTTGACCCCAACCACCGTGCCAAGCACTTGCAATTTTATTTGCTACTTCCGTTTTAATGAAATAACAATTAGTATCTATATGGTGCACTCCGTGATATGTTGGCCACTTACCTAATGATTCGCAATCATCAAAACAAACAAATTTACCTTCTTTATTATATATTTGTCGTAGGGAGTAACACCAATCCAAACTTCTTGTGTTGATTGTTTTAATACATTGTTCAATATGAGACCGATACAACCAATTATCTTGGTCGAGATATCCGACATATTCTGTATTGATTAGGTGTGTGAAGGCAGCATAGACACGGTGACCATAAAATCCATTGGCACCGACATTGATTGGTAGAGAACAAATGTGAACTCGTATATCATCAACAGTTGAACCTAACGATTCTAATGTTTTATCCATGTGTTCATCACCATCAATAATAACATAACATTCTGTAGGATGACTTTGATTTAGGACAGATTCAACGGCAGTTTTTACCTCTGGTGATCCAGTGGTTGGTATAATCACGGTAGCGGACATAATTTAATCTCTTGTTAGTTTAAGTATCTTCTCTATTTGTTTTTCTATAATAGGTTTACGATTTGGCCAATATATGTATTCTTTTTCTCCGGTCGAATGTAACTTGGTGAGAAAAGGAACAATCAATTTTTCTACTTCTTTTAGTCGAGCTTTATAATCTTCTGCGGTCTCGGCTGTTTTATTGATAACAGAATTATATTCTTCTTCTGATACAGCAGAAAAACCAAAATCATCTTCTATATCAAATTCTTGTGCGAGTTTATCAAAATCAATTAATGGCATATTTTACTTTGCAATTATAAATGGTCCAGCATCTTCGGAACGAGATGATGTGTATTGGTATATAACACGCACAAATTTATCTGCGTTATCACCCCTATTAAACCAAGAGATTAACATAGGAATTAATTTGTTTGTTACCTCAGCACTAAGTTCCGTTCTCGTTTCTTCGTACATCAACCTTATTGGATCTTTTTCTTTTTGTCCAGCAATTTGTTTCGGTTTTTTTCCACCAGAATATTTCTTAGTAAAATCTTTTAACTCTTTCTTAAATTTATCATTCGATGTTTTAAATTGTGATAACCATTTAGAGGCAAAGCTATTATCAACGAGAGAAAGAGCATCAGCAAAAACATATTGTGATGATAAAGATCCGTGTCTAGCTTCAGAATTTTTATCCATATTGTTTGCTTTCCATCCACCACTCTCATCGGTAACATGCAACATTTGAATATATTTTGTTTTATCTTGTGACATATACAGTTTCAAATCTCTGGCGTTTTTTCCACCAGGTTTTCTTGGTTGCCAATCACTTAATCCATATGACTTCACTCTTTCTATTTCTTTTAATTCGTTTGGTCGGCTAAAATTAACCTTATAAATTTTTACTTCTTGAGTTTGTTTTTTTAAAGATAGTGGTAGTAAATTTCCAGTTGAAATCATTGAGGCTATAAATGTATTCAATGTTGAGAATGTTAAACCTTGCTTTTTCATTACCAAATTTTGTATATCTTTTTTTGCTTTGGGTGAAGCAAAGTATATGTCGGCAGGAGACCATTTATTAATATCACCAAATAATAATTTTCTAGCCTGGCCACTCTCAACTAACATTTGATTAATTTTCTTTTGATCATCATTGGCTTCTTTGAATAATTCTTGAATATTATCCATAACCTCTTTGTCACCACGCACATAAAAAACAGATGACCATGAAGGTCTTTTTATTGTATTAAATTTATTTGATATGTCCTCTAAATCTTTTATGAGTTTCTTTGCAATCTTTAAAGAAGAAATATACCAACTATCATCTTTCATTAAAAAATCTTCAATTTCTTTTAAATTAGTTGTTCCAGAATCAACGTGTGTTTTAAACGCAACGCCAATTTTTGCTGTTGGATAATTTTCATCCCAAAATCTTTTAAATACTTTATATGTTGGATAAAGCTTTTCATCAAATATCTTTTCAACTTTGGCGGCTCCCACGAAATCGGCCATGGCACAAAACAATGCTTGTGCGGATTCTGCTTTTGAGGTATCGTCAGCCATTTTTACCTAATAATTTGAATATCTTTACCTGAAGTCCATACCTCAAGTTCGGTTCTTAATCTACCCTCAGATTTAAGGGTTTCGTATCTATTTATAGCTTTACTCCGCCACCATTCGATAACATTATTCAATTCATGTTTATGATAGTTTTCACCAGGTAAAAGTTTATCGGTTTTTAGGTTAACATAATCAACCATATTTTTAAAACCATAATCACCAACATAATATCTTTTCTTTTCTGTCAACGATTTAGCCTTCTCAATCGTTAAAGAGAATGCCTCTGCTTCAGGTGATCCCTTTAAAGCAGCTTTAGTGAGAGCAATAATCTTTGTGAATGTTCTCAACTTTCTACTGGTGGTACTTTCATCACCACCCAAAATATCTCCGACTTTACTTTCAACATATTGTTTTAAATCATTATATGATTGACCGTGCATCATTGGTACTATATCGGATTCGGTAAGACCTTTGTATCGAATATATGGTTTCATACCATCATATTGTGATACCTGTTTTGTCGAACCATATAAACTGGTTGTTTCGAACAAACAAAGATTCATACCATATTTTTTATTACAGATTTCTCTTACTGTATGACTGGTACAAATGCCAGCCATTAGTTTACCACCTAGGTAATTAAAACCAAATGGCTGAGATGGTACAATTACGAATCCCATCATAGCAGAGGCATTGAATCGCTTGGATGTTTCTGTGGTTTGCGAGAACACTTGTCCAAGCATCTCATTGCGTGGTCGCATATAGATTACAGGTGAACCTAACCGAATGAAACCTAGAATCTTTCCTGAGTTCTTTTCTCTGACTGCCAATTGTACATTTCTGCCAACTGGTGCTTTATTGATATGTGATGATGTAATGGAAAGTAATGTTTCCCATGTTTGACCTGGTATTTCTACCACTTCAATATCCATATCATTGGGGTGCATTGAAAAATCTGAAAACAAATCATCTTCAGGTGGAAATATTGATGTTGGTATTTGATCGAGAGATTTTATTTTTTCCTCTCGCATGTATTGTTCTATGTCATTATAATTATTAAAATAATCATGAAAGACCTTAGCACAATACAAACCATTTTCTCTGGAGATTATCATACTTTAAAACCACTAAATGATTTCTTTTGTTTTTCTTCTCTTGTACCAAATGTGTTCAAAGGCTTATCGTGGCCAGCATCTGCGATACCCATTTGTGCGGCCTGTTCAACATCATATAGTTTCATTTTGGATCTATCAACACCAAGAGTAAATCGTTTGTGGAATGTTGGATCATTATATCTATTCTTTAATTGTTTGACCATGATTTGGCCAAGTTCTTCTAGTTCTTCAGAAGAAATCAAAGCAAACATTAAATCTGCGGTGGCGGGAAGTCCGAACGATTCACTCGTATCCTCAAGACCCGGATCACTGGAAGTAAATCCTGAGCGGGTAGTTTGTGTAGCAGATACAATAGGAACATTATACTCAACAGCAAGGCCACGTAATTCTTCTGCAATTGCTTTAACGTAGGTGTAGGAATTAATATTCGCACCAGCCTTAATGCGAGCAGAACAACAAATATTGAGATAGTCAACGAATATAATGTCAGGTACAAAAGACCTCTTGAGATTGAGTTCATTTAATAGTGTCCTAAAATGAATAGTTGATGCCGAAGCAGTTGGATATTCTTTGATAATTAATTTGCCTGTGGTCTTTTCACGGACACGATTAACTTTTTTATCATACATATCTTTTGGTAACTCAATCAAATCATCAATGGTAACATTCAATAGATTGGCATCAATTCGTTCTGCAATCTTTTCTTCACTCATTTCCAAAGTGATGTAAAGAACATTTTTACCCTGAACCATGCACGAAGCAGCCACATGACACATAAAAAGAGATTTACCAACACCAGTCCCCGCCAAAGCAATGTTAAGCGTCTTAGCTGGTAAACCACCTTTTGTGATCTTGTTAAAGTAGTCGAGGTCGAATGGGATTCGTTCCTCTTTTCTATGATAGAATTCATATCGAGCATCTGAGTCCTGTAAGTAGTCATGGCCAACGGAGTTATCAAAGCTTACTGCTAAAGCGTCCGATAATATCTTGGGAATCTGACCTTTGTCGTGATTTTTATCTTTGCCATCGAGAATTGAAATAGACCCCAATACTGCGTTGTATATGGCCTTCTCTTGGCAGAACTTTTCGGTCTTGTCAACAAGCCATTGAACTTCGGTTTCTGCCGATTTATTCTTTTCAATTTCTGATAGATACTCCTCACATCTCTGAACTTCATCAGATGAAAGATTCCTCTTTTCTTTGATGGCAATACTAAGTGCTTCAATCGTTGCCGTGTTATTGTAAGTTTCCGTGAATGATGTAATTTCATTAAATAATGTTCTTTCTACACTATCACTAAAATATTCTAGCTTTAAAAATGGTAAAACTTTTCGTAAATACTCCTCATTATAAACGAGGTTCTTCAGTATCGCTTGTTCCAGCTTCATCAATTATTTCCTGTTCAATATTACTGCCCATAATTTCCACAAGTAAGTCGCCAATATAATTTTTAAACTTCTCGTCTTTTTCCAATTTTCGTGGTTTATCTACTGTAGATTCTAACACATCATAAGCAAAAAGTAAATACACTTGATCATTTTCTTCTTTAAACTTTACCTTACCATATTTAAATACGGTGTCTTTATAGAATCCTTCCAAAAATTTAATGTGTACCGCAGTGCCATCATTTTTTGGATAAATGAAACAATAATCAATACCCTCAGTCATCTTTCACCTCAAATCTCTTTTCTTGTATGGTTTTTTCTTTCCATATTTTTCTAGGATTACCACACATTGTACATTCAGGATTGCCACAGTCCATTGCATGGTGTTTGGCAAATTTGTGTGGTTCATCTACCGGCACGCCATGCGATTTAGCAATCTTAGTTTGTTTTTTAATTTGATTTTGAGTTTTTTGAATACGCTTAGAATGTTTTAATTTAGCATCTTCATTACTCATTTTCGGTTCCATTCATGGTAACAACTTCATCAAATAAATTATCAATACCGCCTTGCATAATTTCACCAGCTGCAATTTGATATTTTTCTTTTACATAAGTTTGAAACTTTTTACTTTTTAAAACTGGCATCCAAAAATCGGATGTGTCGGTTTCTTTGATACGGTATTTTTTATCCTGAATAACACCATCATCATCTACTTTCGAGTACCATCCATTAGAAGGCTTAATAACAAATCCACCATCGAGTGCAATATCAAGTAGCCCACTCCAACGGCTAACGCCACCGTCAAAAGATACAGAAACGGGAATTTTTGATTTTTCTTTGACATATCGTGACTTCTCTACATTGATAATGAAATTATAACCAACAACTTCTGTGCCTTCTTTTTCTTGTTGACGACCAATAATAAAAATGTTATCAGCTGAATAATATGAACCTGTTCCACCACCAACAATATCTTTAGGAAACATACCAATTTCTTTATATGTGTGATTCACCACAATCATTGGGACATCTTTCATTGTGAGATGTGGTGTTACCATGCGAAATAAACTTTTAACTTGTTTGGCACGGGACATATCAGCAACCGATTTGCCTTCTAGAGCATCTTCAACTTCTTTCTTTGAAGCTAAATTACCAATCGAATCAATAACAATAATTAACCTATCACTCCTTTCGAGATTGGTTAACTGTTGCATGATATCAAACTTTAATTGTTCAATATCAGTAAGAGGTGTATGTAAAACTCTGTTGGTATCAATACCAAAGCTGTCAAAATAAGACTGAGGAGTACCAAACTCAGAATCGTAAAATAATAACGCTGCATCTTCATATTTGTCCAAATAACTTTTTGCCATTAATAAACTAAAGGCAGTTTTAAAATGTTTAGATGGGCCAGCCCACATTGTAAGACCTGGTGTTAGGCCTCCATCTAAACGACCAGAAAGTGCCACATTAATAATTGGCACCGATGTGGGTATCATATCTTTCTGTGTAAAGAATTTTGATTTAGAAAGAATTGCTGATTCTTTAATACTACTGTTTTTTTTAATCTTGTCAAGTATGCTCATAATTTTCCTTTTTAAAAATCACCACCATCTAATTTTGTTGTCGTGTTCGCTTTTTCTCTGAAAGCAAATTCATCTTCATAATCATACTTAGGTTCTAATTTCTTTGGTTGTTCTGCTGTCGGTGTAACATTGTGGTGTTCTTCATAAACTCCGGGTACAACATGAACTGTTAACGGAGGAATTGTTTCACCGGTCACTTCATCTATTATAATTGGTTGTTCTTCTATTTTAGTGATGTTTTCTTTTGGTATTTCAATTTTATCATTTGCAACTTCTACATTTTGTGTTGGTATATTTGGTACTATTTTAATAATTTCATTTTCTTTATTGACAACCACTTTACTTCTTTGTTGTAATGACATATTTGCTGCTATCAATAATAACACAGCTAAAGGGTCAAATACAACCATTATCAGCAATATTACCAAACGAACTGCTTTATCAATACCATTGGCATCTTCGGTGCCATATACCATGTCACCAATATACTTAATGGGACCAACTTCGGCAATTAATTTATTTTCTTCTTTAAGAAGTGGTAATTTTCTTTTGTTGATATCTGCCAGTTCTTTTTGTGTTTGTTGAATTTGCCTATCAACATTGGCTGAAGCTGTTTCTGGATTACCAGCACGCTTCAGTAAATAATCTAAACGCTCTTTAGCAATTTTCTCTTGTTGATTGAGTGTCCGAATTTCAACAGAATTCACACCGGCTTCCATTGTGGAATCTATGTGAGCTTTAGACAAAAATCCAAAAATACCCATGCTTGTGATTATCATTAATATGACAACAGAGGATGTCAAATAAGATTTTAATAAAAGTGGGCAGGTTTTCCAATTACGATATAACCATGATGCAGTAACTAATTTACTCATTTCAAGAACCGAGCCCATGAAAACGATTGGCCAAAATGCGCCTGTGAAGATTGCAGCTAAACCAATAATGGAATAGTAAGCTGCAATACCTGATAGTAGTAGTGCCGATAATAATGTCAGTATGATTAGTATCATGAGAAGAAATCCTCTATCGAACTTGTTTTTTCTGTTTTCCAACCCATACAATCCAAAATTACTCTGATCGGATCTAAAAATGCTTTGTCGTATTGCATATCATAATCAATATACTCTTGTAATTCAAACTCTTTTGGTAGGCGAGATGGATATGAAATGACAGTATCTTTAAATGGGTTTGGCATTTTTAGGTAAGTAAACTTAACCTTTTCGCCTTCTTGTATGAGTGGATATTTTTTGGTTAGATTCTTTTGTTTTAGATTATGATTATAAAGAATAGCACCTTTAACATGAATTGGTGTTCCTTTTTTATATAAAGTTAAATCATCAGAATAAGTATTTAGACCATTAAGTCCACGAGGAAAAGATATTTCTTCTACGGGTAAAGTTTTAAATTCTTTTCTAAAATCCTCAATGAATTTGTGGATGTCATTCTCTGTGCCACTCACCATTAGTTGAATTGCTTGTTTCATTTTCTCACGAATGGCAGATGGCGTAGATGACTTAATCATTTCAAGACCCATAACTTTCATCTGTGGTTCTTTATATTGAACACCTTCATTATTGTATATGTTAAGGATGTATCGTTTTTTGGCTGTCCAGATACCTTTGTTGGATAGGCCTTCTCGTTTCATTTCCATTTTTTGCTGATACGCATGAACATATTCAGCCAGTTCTTGATATGACTTATCAATATATGGTTGAATCTTTTCCTCACAGATTTTATCCATGAGTGTTATAACTTTTTGTTTATCCGTGGTATCTTTAACAAATTTATTAACGAGTTCACCCATGCGGAGGTAAATCGAATCGGTATCAGAAGCAATAACATAATCGACATCTTTTGTGTCAAGTATCTTATTCATCCACTCATTAATTTTATTTTCAATCCAACGAATACTCAACTGACCAGCAGTAGTAACACCAAGGGCCATACGTAAATCATAAAAACGGAAATACTGAGAACCCAAAGCACCGTAAGCGGAGTTTAGAGAGACCTTTTTGGCCAACTGAATGTTATTGTATTTGGCAATTCGTTTTTCAATTTCATAGAGTTTGCTTGGGTCTTTTTCATTTTCATATTCCTGTTTTGCAGCCAACATCATCTTTTTAAATTTACTCCTATCTGTATACATTTCTTCCATCATCTTAGGTAAGAACCCCTGAATATCAGTACGGAAGAATTGGCCATTAGGTGTTAATGTTGCATTTTCTAATTTTGTTGTATCGATTCGTTTTTTCAAAAGCCTATCAACAGAAACGCCTTGTTCTAATACACCACGCATTTCATTTGTATAGTTTTCTGGTTCAATCAATGTTTCTGGTGAAATATTATATTGCATCATCAAATGTGGATACAAAGAGTTCAAATCAAACGAAGCAACCCAATCATGTAGACCAACTTGTGGCACTTTAACATAGGCGCCTTCAAACGCTGCATCTTTATCTTTAATCACTCGTGGTGGAACAATGATATCTTTATCACGCAGATAAGAGTATGTCAGAGCGTCCCACATACGAGTTTGTGCAAACACATCTTCAAAGTTTGATTTGGTGTCGTATGCAAGAGTTACTGCCAACTCAAGCAGTTTTAATTTATCTTCAAGTTTGATAATGAGTTCAACGTCTTTAATGTTATACTCAATAAATTTTTGATAGTTCAATCGATACAGAGTGTGAAGATTATCATATTCCTCATAGGCAATCTTACCTTCACCAAGTTCTACTTGTGCAATATTATCCAAACGATAAGACTCTTGTGACTTGCCGCCAGGTGCGTACCATTTGTATAGTTCGATATAATCAAGTGAAGAAACACCAACAAGAGTATAATCAATCAATTGCCGATTGTTTACATATGCTTTGCGTTCTGTGATGTAATTCCATGGTGATAGTTTCTTGGCTTCATCATCACCTAGAATTTTACGAAAACGATTAATGAGATATGGTATATCAAAGAATTTTGTATTCCAGCCAGTAATGATGTCTGGATATTTGTCTTTCCAAAACTCAAGAAATTTCTTACAAAGATTGTATTCATCTTTACAACGAATATAGATTTCACCTTCTTCAACTTGATATTCACCACAACCAAATACGATTGGTTTACCATTGAGAAATTTTAAACAGATTGCTGTGATAGGTTCGTTTGCTTCGTATGGATCAGGAAAGCCATTCTCTGAACCGACCTCAATATCAATTACAGCGATTGATACTTTTTCATAGTCATAGTCAACCATACCTTGATGTTGGTCAGCAATGAAAGCATATTCAAATCGAGTTTGACCATAAATTTTTGGTGCACCAGAAACACCTTCAAATTGTTTGATGTATTCTCTGGCGGCTTTGATTGATACTAGTTTTTTTTCTTCAAGATAATCACCTTCCAAATTTGTGAAGTTGGTGATTCGTTTAGATGGGAAAAACAAAGACGGAGCATATTCAACTCTTGTCTTTATTTTTTTACCGTTTTGAATGCCACGATAGAGTATAGTACCACCGATACTCTGAACATTAGTATAGAATGAACTCATTAACCTGTAATTAGTGTTTTGGTTGAAGGTACCACAAGGCCAGAACCAAAAATTGAATTATAATTATTGATAAAGTCTTGTGCCGGAACATAGGAGTATACTA